GTTAGATTGATTTAGTCGATCCGACCAGGCCTTATCTTCGCCATAATCTATTTCTGGAAATGAAATTGCTTTGGCAATGTCTGATTTAATAACGTTAAGATGATTTGGATTTCTTTCGTATCTAATTTTGCCTGTCTCATTTGTTCGCCAATCTGAATATTTTAGGCTATGTTCAAAAAGCTGTGGATTTTGGCCGTCGACTGTTATTTGCCCCAAGAGAGAGCAGCAGTCTGGTTCTGATTTAATTGCCTCGAGGACTAATTTTATGTAGTTTGGAGAGGGTTCATCGTCATCATCAAAAAACGCTAAATATTTGCCGTCGGCTCGACTAAGTAAAGAATTTCGCTTTTCGCCGGTTTTTTTAGAGCCATCGTCGGACTCCCATAAGATTTCGCAAAGGCCGTCGTATTCATTTATCTGATGATTAAATTTTTCTAACAAAGAATAGAATAATTGCTTTCGAGATTCAAGAGTTGCAATTAAAATTGAAAAAATTGGTTTCTTTTTACGACTAATAATTTTATTTGGATCAAACCCATTTTTCTTGCGAGTTTGATAAGTGGAGTGGTCTATTGAAAAAACCTGGCGATCTTCCGTTTTTCGATATTGTTCATCAAACTCTGCCAACCCAGCAGATGGATGAAGGTGCCTTAAGATCGCAACGTTATTTCCAGCGTACTTATACCGGCCTAGTATTTTTGCAACGTCCTGAGCCTCATTGTCGCACCATAGGCTTTGATAAGATGGATGGTATATGTAGTTAAATCTTTCATAATATGGTCGGCCTTCAATTGTCATGGAAGCTAGCCTTGAAAAATTTAACCCATCGTTAAAATGAACAAACCGATCTAAATCTTCACCGAATGTTTTTCGTATTATTTGATCAAAGCCCGACTGAATAAATACCATGTCATCTGACATGTTCACTAAGATATCCCATCTACCGGAGTATTCATTTAGATCCCGGTTAATTGCATCTATTTTATTTTTGCTATATCCATAATTAGCCTTGACCACTTTTTCTGAGAAGTTAGAGAGAACTTCTTTATATTTTGGAAGAGTCGGATCATCTAGGTCAAGAGAGCACAATATTACAAAATTTTGACTTTCACAATTATCAATTATGCTCTTGAGGCCTCGATAAAATAGATCTGGCCTGCTTCTGGAAGTGTACTTAAAAAGTATTCGATAGTATGGATTTGCTTGGATAGAGCTGAAGTGTTGTATTTTTAGCCGATTAAGATCAAAGCTCTCTTCCTTAGGGATCAGATCCTTTACGAATTTATTGATGCGCTCGTAACAGCCCTGGGAGGTTGCAAATTTACAAGTATCAACAGCTATAAGCTTAGACTGTATAATTGGATCAGAATCTGAGCCATTTGATAAAATAAATTGAGACTGCGATACAAGATAGGATCCCAGCGATTGATTATTCACAATTAGATAATTAAATAAGCGTATGCTCATTTGATCAGCTGGGTTAAGATTATCAATTAAATTGACTAGCCTCTGAAGAGATCTTGGGTTAACAGTTAGTAGAGCTGGGCTAATGAACCCGGTCTGATTTTTATAGAAGAGGTTTAGTCCGTCGAATGCAGGAACGCTATTTACAATGAACAGATTTGGGTCAAAGACCGTCACTATATCGGCATAGTTGTAAGAAATCGCTTCACTGACAAAGGCCGGTATCCAAAATTTTCGGTTCTTAAATGAATCCTCTGTGTCTTGAATTCGTTTGCTATGGTAAGGCCGGATAATATTAATGACCTGCTTTAGCTTATCAACGATCGTATTTGGTATTGGATCGATGGTAAGTATTACCATCGAATCATAGGATTGTTGGGAATGAGCAAGGAGAGAGTATACGTTATCTAAAAAGGTTTCACTTAAGTCTGAGGTATAATAAGTAAAAACAACGGCTGCCATATATTTTGAATTTTTGAATCGGCGGTAAAATCTTTACCCGTAATTTAAGTAATATACTTACATAAAATAATTAGATTTCGGTTTTGAAAAATTATTATGAGGTTCTTGGCGTCGATCGCTCGGCTAATCAAGACGAAATAAAAAAGGCCTATCGAAATCTAAGCAAGCAGTATCACCCGGACGTAAATCCGGATGGAGAGGCGCGTTTTAAAGAGATCGCGGAAGCCTATGAAGTTTTAGGCGATCCCGCGAAAAAATCACAATACGATAACCCGGGTCCAGGGCCCAGGTTTGACCCGTTCGCAGCATTTGGCAATTTCCAGTTTTCCACGCAACGCGATGCAGAGTATCTGAATGTTACTATAGATCGAAATTTTAGCCTGGAGGAATTAATGAACGGTGTTGACTTTACCGCGGAATACCGAACATCTCACACAGCCGCCTCGCAGTCGAGTTTTGAAACAAAAAGCGTGAAAGTACGGGCTAACCTAAGTAAAGACCATTATCCAATCACATACACGAATGCAGGTCAATCGATAATACTAAGGGTTCGAGGCGGCGGGAATTCACAGATGGTAGATGCGCCTGACTTTTTCGGCAGGCCATCACGCTTTAAATCGGTTGGGGATCTAATTGTGAAGATTAACGTTGATTTAATGGGATTAGAAATAAGCGGATTTGACCTTGTGCAACGAGTTGAGCTTACGCTAGCCCAGTTATTATTCGCGGATGAAATTATTCTAAAAAATCCGCTCGGTAAAAAGTACAAAATAACATCAATCGGGTCGCCTAACCTATCAGATATTAAGATTCGTGTGCCTGGGATGGGCCTGGTAGCTCAAAATGGCGTGAAGGGCGCATACGTTTTTGAAATAAAGGTCATTTACCCAAAAATTACAAACCTGGATGAAACCGAACTAGCTACATTTAAGGAAATAGCCAATAAGATTTGATAAATAACGATAGTATTGTCACCTAACTAAGGGTGTTTACTGTATAAATAACAAAAAAATCTCATCAAATTGGCTAGCGCTAAAACACAACTATTGAATAAGACGAGCCTACCGAATGATCAAGTTTTTATCATCGAGCGAGTCAACGAAGCGTTAAGCGTTTCTAAGGAAAATGGAGGTGCCCTTATTTTGGAGGGAATTTGCGCAGTTTTTGGACAGCGCAATGAGAATAATCGAATTTACGAAAAACAGGAATACCTGCCCCATCTCAACTACCTTAATGAAAAAATCGGTAAGGGTCAGCTCTTTGGGGAGCTTGACCATCCTCAAAGCTTTGATGTTTCTCTAAAGAATGTGTCGCATGTTGTCGAATCTTTACGGTACGACGAATCATCTAATACTGTTCGGATTAAACTAAAGGTTTTGGATACTCCATGCGGACGAATTGCAAAAACCTTGGTTGAATCAGGATGTACGGTTTCGACCTCATCACGAGCAGCCGGCCAAGTAATGGAAGGCGGTAAGGTTAAGCTACATAAGATCTTCACCTATGATCTGGTGGCTGAGCCAGGATTTTCGCAGGCCGCTTTAAGTCAAGTATCTGAGAGCCTTGGCTCGAATTATTCAATGCTATTTGAATCTCTCGACGGGCTTAAAACAACAGCTATTACAAATAAGCTTACGGACATATCTGAGAATTTTAATTATAGGGATTCCGTGAGCATTTATCAAATAAATAGTTCTGATATTCCTAAACAACAAAATAACCGCACGCAAATGGCGAATGACTTCGTATCTCGGGAGGAAATGGATCAGTACTCTCGCATAGTGAAAAAGAAAATTGAATCTCTGCAGGAGAGCATTTCAAAAAATAATGCCGGCCTTAGAGGTATGGTAAGCGAGCAAGCTGATGCATCACAAACTCAGCAACTGGTCGAATACGTTAATTACCTAGCTGGTGAAATGGAAAAGATGATGGAATATTCCAACTATCTTTCGACCATGCTAAATAAAGGAATCGGTTATACTGAGCACGTTGCTGAAAAAGTAAATAACGTGATTGACTACTCTGATTACCTTGGTGAAAATATTCAAAAATCAATCCAGTACTCTGACTACCTGGGCGAAAAGCTAAACCAGTCTATTAATTACTCCGAATACGTCGCAGAAGCAGTTGATAAGAATATAGCCTATTCCAATTATCTTGCTGAGAATCTAGATAAGAGCTTACAGTATTCCGACTATCTTGCTGAGAATATCGACAAAGGCATTCAATATTCCGAGTACGTTGCAGAGCAAGCTGAAAACGGTATTAAGTATTCCAATTATCTTGGAGAAAATCTCGATGCTGCTATTAAGTATTCAGAGTACCTTGGCGAAAATCTTCAAAAGGGAATCGCCTATTCTGAATATATCGCCGAATCAATGAATGACCGTCTTACACCTAGTGCTGGAATAAAGGCTCGCAAGCTGCTAGCCGATGTTAAAAGCCTAAATGAGAGCGCTAATTTGGAAGTTTCTGAAACATCCGGCGTTGATGAGCTTGCTAATGCGGTCTCTGGAATAATTTCTCACATTAAATCCAATTCGGCAAATGCAGTTCTTGAGAATAAGTATCCTTTCCTTAAGCTACTGACCGAGTCTAATCGTCAAAAATTCTATTCGCTTGATCAAGCAACTAAAACTTCGATTGTTGAAACAATGAAGGGCGCTATCTTCTTTAACGAAGCTGACGTGATAAACATCATGGAGCAAGTTATGAATAGAGAGGTTGAAAATACTCCCGGTTACATCAAGTTTATGCCTGAAAAGTATAAAGAAGTTTATGAGAGCATGAACGAAAATGAAAAGAACTGGATCGCTGCCCAGGCAATTAATAAGGTAATTAATACGCCTTACCAAGCAAAAGCTTTCTGGGATTCTCGTGATCTAAGAGGCATTAACGAGAGAATTGCACTTCAAACCACAATAAATAATAACTCAATTAACGAAAGCCAAGGTAAAGAAGGTTACATTTCGTTAGAACAAGTAAATCAAAGTCTAAGAGGCTATTCTAATAGCTACTTGGATGCTCTCAAAAGAAGAGCAAAAAACTAAAAAAACATTTTTAACAAAATGGCAACAAAAATTTTCAAAAAGCTGAACGATTCTTCAGTTTCTGAAACCTGGACGCCGGTGTTGGAAAGTTATGGCGCTGACGTTAGCAACCGCCCTTGGCTCGTTGATTACGCTCACAACCATGCTATTTTCGATAATGCCGGAATGATTAACGAAGCACAAGCTGCACCCGGACTTTTCCTTCAGCAGCCTGGTTCAATTAGTGCAATGGGCGGCATCGTAGCTCCCACTAGCAGTCAAACACCTTTTAGCGGATATGGAGCAGGTTCTCTAACTAAGGCCGGTTACGGTTCTGCCGCTTCTGGCTCTGGTGATAAATTCCCAAGCCTTCTTCCGGTAGCTATTCAGGTTGCAGCTAAAACTATTGGTTTTGATCTCGTAGGAGTTGTTCCTATGGATTCGCCTGTAGGTTTCCTGCCTTACCTGGATTACGTTTATCAGGGCGGTAACGTTGACAAGCCGTATGAGCCTTATCTGATTAAGTTTAAGAACCTTACTATTTCAACTGCTTTCGTTGAGGGTTCAAACTATGGTGTAAGCGAAAGCGATAATCTGGTTCTCCAGTACGTTGGGAAATCTCGCATCGATGGCGATCCTATCTTCAAAGTAATTGCTGCATCTGATGCTCAAGAGCTTACCGGAACAGCCTCTACTGCGATCTTCCAAGTCGGTGGTGGAAATATCAACATTGCTGGTCCTTTCACATCTGCTACAACTGTTTCAGGTGCAAACGTTGCAACCTGGGTAGATGGGACCACTACTGTTGAACTCGTTTCTGCTCTCGAAAACCACATCTCCGGCTTTACGTCAGTAAGTGACGACACTTATGCAACAACTGATTTCAACGGACCTTTCCTAGGTTCTACTGGAACTCAGATGGAAGGTATGACCCGCGCTAATGGTGAAGCTTCTAAGTTCCGCCAAATGGGTCTTCGCATGTTCACCAAGTTCATCGAAGCTAAGGGCGATCAAATCGCTATCTCAGCTACTGTTGAGCAGATTCAGGATCTGAATCGCGTTTGGAACTTCGACGTTATCTCAATGCTTGAGAACGTTGCAGTTAACGAACTCGCGCAGTCAATCAACAAGAAGCTCGTAGATCGCGTTTTTGCACTAGGTAAGAATCATGCAGCAACAATTGAAAGCGTTGAAGGTAACTCCGGCGCTCCTAATATCTGTAATGTCGATCTGACAGTTGGTTCAACCGGCTTTGAAAACACTTCAACCCTTCAGCGTCGTATTGTAACCAAAATTCTTGAAATGGCTAACCTGATCTATCACCGTGGTCGTTTCGGAGCTGGTACCTACATCGTAACTAACGGTCGTGTTGCTTCAGCTCTTGCAGATGTTGCTGGTTATTCATTCGCTCCATTCAATAACGATCTGCCGTCAACTGCTGGTCAACTTTACCCTGCAGGTAAGGTTCACGGTCTGACTGTATACGTTGATCCTAATCTGAAGTTCTCTGATAACCGCATTCACATCGGTCGTAAGGGTGCTGATGAGGAGCCTGGTGTTAAATTCCTGCCGTATATCATGGCTGAATCTCTTCAGACAATCGCTGAGGGAACTTTCTCTCCAAAGATCGGTATGAAGTCTCGCTATGCTATCACAGAGGCTGGATGGCATCCTGAAACTCAATACATCACGATGGAAGTTAATGGACTTGGTGTTCTCACCGGTTCTTATCGTCCTTCCGCTGGTTACACTAACTAAGAATAGTCTAGTTAACTATAAAAAGGCTCTCAAACGAGGGCCTTTTTTCTTTTTATTGAGAGTGCTCAAATAAATAACCTAGCTTAAGCTAAATTAATAGCTTACCTTTGTAAAAATAAAAGACAAAAATACTTAAAAACGATGAAAGCTGTTCTTAACTATCGCGAATACCTTCTTGAAAAGAAGAATTCACAAAACCTTGCAGATGTGAACGTTAAAGGCAAGGCTGTTACCAAGCAGGTTGATACTAAACTTACTGACGCTCCAAAATCTGGAAAACGTGCAAGCAAGTCGGTTAAGCCGGAAATGGCTGACATGCCGAAGGGAAAGGGGAGCGCTATTTCAAAAAGCGTAAAACCTGAAATGTCTGATCTGCCTAAGGGTAAAGGAAGTGCTCCTAAGAAAATGGTAGATACTAAAACGGCTGGGCTTACCCTTAAAGGAAAGGCTATCAATCGTTCGGTTGATGCTAAGATGTCTAAACTTCCAAAATAATCGTAGATCGATGCTTGATAACCGTAAGGAACGAGTTTATTTAACGTTTGAGTCCTATGTCAAGGAATCTAATTCATTAAAGGATCTCGTTGGTAAAACCGACGACGAAGAGCTCGATCTAGACGATGCCCGGTTGATCGGAAAAAAGATATCGAAGATGAAAGGCGACGACCGTAAGAAATACGTAGGTATTGTTAATTTTATGGGAGCATCATGTCGAATCTATAATGAAATTTGGGCGAACTATAAACCGGTAAATCCAGAAAAGAAAAAGGCTAATCGCGGAAAGGAATTCCAAGGCGATACTAACGTTGGATAAGAATGGTAGGAGATGGTGTAATAGCTGAGTCGATTGTAAGTTTTAATATTACTTGGGATTCTCCAGGTAAAGGAATGCAGCCTGAGTGGAATCAAAATTCGCAAAACATCGAATTGCACTCGGTTGAGATCTATCCTGATTTGTTATACACAAAAGCCTCCGGCTTAGCAACGTATTTTAACCATACAAATATTCAAAAAATATTGGGCGTTATTAATCGCATTAACCGTATAATCGATTCTAAATTAGTTGAACTTAAAGTTGTAACTGAGGCATCTACTCAAGTTGGAATGGGCGCCTCAACTGCCTTGCCCGATTCGCCTAAGAACACACCGGCCACTTCCACAGAAAAGACTGAGGTCTCTTCACCAGAAGACAATAAATCATCAGAGGATGAATCTGACAAAACAGACGCATCCGATTTTTCGTATTCGGTTGAAGTAATTGGAGAAAGATTAAAATTAATCGATGTTCAAAGAAGGGGTGGCGGCATTGGAGATGTTCAAATAGTACACAAAGTCTCAGATAATATGGTGCGTGAGGCTGGTACAACAACGAACCAAAACGCAAATAAAATTAGGGCAGTCGTTCAAATGAGTGGAACTCTGGGTAGAAAGATCGATTTAGAATATTCGGATTTTAATTCAGAAAGTGGAATTAATGCGCTGGTTGACATATTACCCTCTATTGAACTTAGATTTACACCTAGCGAAGAAGCGGTCGTGCCTAAGTCTGAGTCCGATAGAGAATCTGAAAACTTCCTGGTCGACCTTCGGTCTCTAGTAAAAGGAACCCAGATGGAAAAAGAGATAGCTTCCGCTGATAATTTCGAGAAAATTAAAGCGGCGCCAAATAAATAACTTCAAAAAAATCAATTACGATGGCTGGTTTACCACATTTCAAAAATTCAGCGGCTGGACCTGGAAGGTTTGAACCGATTTACCTTAATCAATTTGAGGTGATCATTATTCCTCCACCAGCTGTAAAAGCTAAAATCGGATTCGAAAACGATTTAACATTAGAACACGTAAAAAAAGTTACATCTCTTCCTGAACTTGCAGGTAATGCCGGCGGTCAGATAGTAACGCAGAGATATAAGTTTTCTGAGAGGGCATACGCTGCGGCTCGTCCTGCAACAACCCTTCACAAATTCAGCATTGAATTTGAGTTGAACCTGAACGATGATAACGATAACTATATCTATAACGCCTTCCGCGCTTGGGCTGATCTTATTTTTAACCCAATGACAGGAGCACAAGGTCTTAAGAAAGATTACTCGGGCGTTACAGGGGATGAAGCTTCTATCCAAATTACACAATTTAACCGAACTGGTTCAATTTATCGTGATTTTGTTTTTGCTCCAGTATTCCTGGATTCAGGTAAATTCAACGAGCAAACTCTTGATTACTCAGCAGATGGAAATGCTTCAATCTGGTCACTGACTGTGCCGTTTATCGCAGATCAATATGTCGACACCAGAGTCGGTCAATAATTAAAATAATTAAACGCCCGATGGACATGTTTAATGTTAAACGCCGCGATAATCCATCCATGGATCGATGGACTAATCTTAAGGGTAAGTCCTTCGGCGGCCCATCAGAAAAGTCGGATTTTGACACTTCTAAGCGCCAAACCTTGGCAGGATATCAAAGAGTGATCGATCGGAATTCCGACTTTGAAGGTGGAAACGGAAAATTTAGGCACAACTACGATCCGACCTGGAAAGCCGTGACTCGCGATAAAGTCTCAAGAGACGCAAAGAAAAAACCATTTGAACCAATGTACTCAAAACCAACAATTGCAACAGTTGATGCAGTAGAAGAAGGCCGAATTATTCGATTTGAACAGTTCGTTAATGAAGATTTCACAGCATACGAAGCCGAAGAAACAGACGATGCCGATATGGAAGATATGCCAGATATGGCAAATGATTCTGAAATGGAACCTCAAGTAGATGAAGAAAAGCTTGAATCCCTGATCGAAGAATTTGGAGATGACCTAAGCGATATGATCGATTCTATTATGGAAAAAATGGAAATCGAAGATAAAAGCGAAGTGTGCGACCTTCTTTGCGCAGCCGTTAAAAAGATGTGCAATGAAGAAGAATCAGACGAGTCGGACGAAGAATCTGAATCTGACGAATCCGAAGAAGACCTATAATTTTAATAAAATATCATGATTTTTTCAATGGCCCAGTAATGGGCCAAAAAAAAAATTTCTATGTTTAACACAAATTCTTACCATGTCCTTGTCCAAAAGATGAGGACATTTTTTTTGAAAAAAGGGTTCGTTGAAGTCCCAACTCAATCTCGCTTATCGATTCTAGCAGCTTGCGAAAACCCTCATTCAATAACAACATTCAAATATCAAGGTAACGTGTGGCCGTTGCCCCAGACTGGCCAAATGTGGCTTGAATATGAGCTGCTAAAAAATCCTGAATGGGCTGGATGTTTTTGCATTTCAACATCATACCGTCAAGAAAAGGATCCTATTCCGGGTCGTCACGAACTGATATTTCCAATGTTCGAATTTGAATCAAAGGGAACGATGGGAGATATGTTAAAGCTTGAAGCAGAACTTCTTGCGCATCTTGGATTCGATGAAGCAGTTGAGGTTAAGTATGATGACGTTTGTCAAGAGTACGGCGGTGCTCAAATTCTTGAAAACGAGCATGAGCAGCGAATGTGGGATGAAAAGGGGTCCGTTATTTCACTGCAACATTTCCCGAGAAGAACTAATCCATTTTGGAATATGCAACACGGAGGCAATGGAATTTACAATAAAGCAGATGTCATCCTATATGGTCAAGAAACAATTGGCTCAGCTGAGCGTAGTTGTAATATTGACGATATGCGAGAAAAC